GGAGAGATCAGCTGAAGAAGCATTCACTGCATTGGTTGTCGCGGCAGTGATAATTCCACGACACTTAGCAGCGGTGCCAGCATCCGTCGCCTTCTGATAAGCTCCATTTAGGAATGTATAGTCAACGTTCACAGCGATCTGCCGCATATGGGCAGCAATCTGGAAATCCCTTTCATTGCCAACTGGCTGTTGCCCAGTAATATCAACAAGACCAGTCGTGGCATCGGCTACGACAGCTCCAGTAACCGATTGTTTCAGATAGGACACGCTGACAGACCGATGAAAGATCTGACAAGTATTGATGTCCTGGCCACGGACATAGGTCCATGCTGTAGGCGCAGTGAGAGAATCAGTCTCAGTAACTTCAGGCTGAGCTGCTGCCTCAAGGGCCCAAGGCTGAGCCAGCGGGAATTCCAAGTGGGCGACAAGTTTAATAGTCGCCCCTTGCAGACCACCTATCATGTTAAGGAAGGGAGTCTGATTCGCACCGATCAGAAAAAGCTCGCCCGTATAATTCGGGCAGTTCCACATTGTTGCAGGATTGTTAGTATTAGCCATGAGTAATTATCCTCCATAGATTCTGCGCATGGCTACGCTGCCGCTTTCTGATTCATCCTAAGTTGATGGATCCGATTCTTCAAGGCGATTGCTCTCTTAATATCGCCATTCGCGGTAGCATTAGCATGCTGTTTTTGAAGTTCCGCGATGTCGTCGGTCTCACCAGTTTTCTTATCGTCTCCACCAGGAGGAGCGCCACTTCCGGGTTTGGCCCTGAGAAGTTTATCCTTCCCAGGAAACTTGTCAAAGATATATTGCATCGCTTCATCGAATGCAGCCAATTCGCCTGGGTTCTCTTTTGAATAGACCAGGTCGCCATTAGAGTAGTATGCTGTAAGTTGTAGCGATCCATCTTCCTTTTCTTCGACTTTAAAGTTTTTCCCGAAATAGGTCTCCGCAATTTCCGGAGGCAATGTAGTTTTCGGTTCAGAACCGCTGAATAATGGAGAAGTTGCAAATTTGCTGGATATCATAAGCTCTCTGATTTGCCCATTTTTCTTATCAACGATTGCCTTGAACTCTTCGGCTTTCGCTTCAAATTCTTTGCGCAATTGTTCTTGTTTGGCTTCATGAGCATCCACCATTTCCTTTTTCAACTTCTCAACCTTCTCAGCTTTCATCCAGTCCTTATCGTTAAAGTTCGCTACTGTTTCAATAGCAGTGTCGGCTTGCTTCTTCCATTCCTCAAGATCTTCAATATCATTGAACAATACGATCTTGGATTCCAGAGTTTTTGCCGTTTCCCTATGCTTCTTGCTTTCCTTATTAAGATCCAAGATTTTTTCGTACATGCTTGGAGGATCTAAGGTCAGCTCCTTGCCATCGGGATCGATATACACTGGCTTTTCGTCCTGAAATACTGGTTTCCCTTCTTCATCAGCTTTTATTTTCCAAGGCATTTTGCCCTCCTTTGCCCATCCGGGCTATTATAGGTTTTCCATCCGGAAGTTAATACAATACTGCTGGTTTTGGGTTTCACCCATCCGGGCTTTTTTGCCATCCGGCGCGATAAGTTGATATAACTGGCTACAGTGTTCAATTCACATTGCCTCTACAAAATTAATTCGTGCGTGAGAAGTAAGTTAAGACATCCTCATCAGGTGAACCGAAAACGGCTCAGCTGGCTTTTCTTTTTTCCATATATGCTAATAAGTCCTTTCGACGAAATTAACCCATTAACGCACGATAGCCAACCGTTAAAAAAAAGATTAATAGAAAACTTCTCACGCACGAAACTCTAAGGACTGAACTTCAATAGTCCTGTATTATTTCGGCAATCGAGATGCAACCATGATACCTTCAACTCAATAGCCGTTACATATTTATGGGCCTCCCGATCTTCCCCATTAATAATATTCGCTCTAATATCATCTACTCCAGTATCTAATGGAACAAGATCAAGAGCGCGACCGAACTTATGCTGGCTCCACTTAGAACCAACAGGACAACCGGAAGGCCTGAATCCACGATACTTTGTGGATCCTCCCCACAACCAAGTGTTACATAGCATTCTGCCATAACGCCCACGCAAGCGATCTGCTGTGATAAGTATACGATCATCGAACAACCACCACAACAAATCCTTTCTGCTATCGAACGGTGGAGTGTTAATAATCTCAGGGGAAACTAATTCTTCTATCCTAAAATACATTGGTTGATATTGCATGCTATTCCTCCTTTCGCGGTCTTAATAATAAGTAACCCTTGTCCACTCCAATCTCAAATTTCTTCTCAATAGGCTCAGGGGTTGGTCCATCGACCGCTACCGGAAGAAAACACAAACCATTTGTTTCACTTAATATTTTAATGACAAATTCTGATACATTCATTATTCAGTCTCCGTTTCGACTTCTGGCCAAAGTACTTCAATGTCAATCTCAGCGAACATCTCACTCAATGCCATTTCGAAATAATCAAGCCCGTCTATTGGTTTCTTCAAATCAACCCGATAGTCATCTATATCCTGACTCTCAGGGATCCAAAACTCGCGTTCCTTGTTCAAGTAAGCAGTTACTGCTGTGATAAGTTTTTCAGAACCTTTTACTTCAAAATCTACTGGTGAATAGACAGCATCGTTGTATGTTATCTGCCCATCACCATGGATAGATCTTAATGGTATATCCATAATTATGTCCTCGTAATTGTCTTATGAAATTCTTCAATAAACTCTGCAAACTCCGGGTACATCTTTTTAACTTTTCTCCAGTCCGTATGTGTAACGAGATAATCTTCTATGTAACCAACAACATCCTTTTCATACGTTATATTCAGCGATGCCTGAATACTACGAATATCAGCTTCTAATGCTTGAATAGTAGTTTTGGATTGTTTAGTAGCCAAAGCATTATCCAACTGCGATTTGGCCTCTTCAAGAGCATTAGTATATGTAGCAACATCATCCGCAAACGCTTTCGTACTTTTCCTTATTGCTTTGCTGTAACGCTGAATATTCATTGCCCACCATTCCTGAGCAATGCCTCTCATTTGTTTAACTTCTTCCCCAGTAGCATGGATATAATTCCAACGGCCTTCATACAAACGACCTTCATAGTTATGTATCCATTGACCTTTAAAATATTTACCATCACCGTTTGTATAAGTGCCAAGACCTTTATTATCTTGTCTTTTAAACCATGCTCTAAGATTATCTCGCATTTCAGGCTTCACAAAAACATTATTGTTTTTCCAAGCCAAACCTGTCCTTGCCCAATTACCATTAAAGTTAGAACCCATCAAAGAATCTATTGCATGACTCAGCTCATGGGCCACAACATCATAATAGTCTGCATCAGCAAGGTATATTGCGCCTTCTGACGATCGGAAGCAAGCCCTTCCTGGTTGCCAATTAATTTTCATCTCATGACGTTGCAATTCATTAAGCATACGATAACTTAAATGATCAGTTCCATCCTTCACTTTCTTAAATCGTCTGCGCCCTTGAGTTGTCATTGCCTGGTCTAAAATCTCACGGACCGTCTTATCTCGTTGTAACAATTTATCTTCTCTTGGCAACGATCTGTACCAAGCCATTTTTCTTTCGAATACTTCTTGATGCTTAGCATTGATAGCTCTAAGCAATTTATTATCAGATTCATCCCAGCTACCTGCCCATGTCCATCGTCTGGCATTTTCCCGTTGGGATGCTTCGCTCAATTGATCAGCAAGAGCATAGAGTTCATCTTCAGCCTGTTGCCATTCCCTTCTGAGTTGAAAAGTCTTTTTGCCCTTTTCACTTATCCTTTGTAATCCCTTTGTAGGTATTGCCTCTCCAAGATTAATAATTTTCTCTTCTTGTTTCATGCCAAGCTTCAAGATATCAGCCTCTGTTAAAGTGATAACTTGCTTCGCCGGAATCGGTTTTACTTTTGGCTTCGGTGGAGGAGGCTTTACTCCACGACTCTTAGCCAACGCCTCTTTTAATTCAGCCTGTAGTTCAACAGTTTTTTCACGATATGCTTTTTGCAACTGTTCAAGTTTAATTGTTTTTTGTCGCCAATCTGCAACCTGTTGCCTCAATTCCTTTTTAACCTTTGGGTCCGTCGCTGCAGCCAATTCTTCTCTGATCGATTTGCGCTTTGCCGCAACTTGTTTCTTTTCTGCCAGCACTGCCTGAGACTCCTTTTGAACACTGGCTAAATCCTTTCTTAGACGCGTTACTTCTGGATCGTCTACTGTTGCAGCATCGTCGAGCAATATGCTTGTTTCTGTGTCATCGACAGTATCTGTGAACCATTCCTCTCTGGCAGGTCGCCAATGATGCCTGCAATTGTAACCTCCTCGGTATTGCAACGGTGGGCCAGCCTTACCTGACCAAGACATATCATTCCAGCTTTCGATAGTCTTTTTAGAATAAACCTTTCCAGCTCTTGTCCTACAGAACTGGCGAGAAGTATTAATAAGATTGCCGTAATATAAGAATCGTTCTATGCCAAGATCTTCAGATTTCTTAATATTCACATCATTATGAAAGTTCCTAACACTATCCATCGCATGCTGATGGGCATAAGACTCCATCGGCCTACCACGCACGTCCTTATGACCGCGCAGAACTCCACGCACTGTTCTTAATAGTTCAGAAAAAGGCTGACCTCCAATAGATGCTGTATACAAAGCATCTGCGATCCTTTCCTGTGCTTGCACCCCATACTGCGCATATTGCGCATTGGTCTGTGCTTGCAATGATTTCATCATTTGAACATCAACGCCAGTAAAATTCACTGCCTCTCCAAGATCTGCCCAGCTATCCTGGATAATAGTCGCCACATCCTGAAAGTCCCCAAGAATATCTTTAACGGCAACGCCATATGTATCCTCAAAGATCCTTATCATCTTTTGATGAATAACCTGCGTTTGCTTAAGATTTACTTTCAAGCCTTCAACGCGACCATCCTTCGTTTTGATATCTTGTAAGAGGCCGACCATCTTATCTTCCAACGATTGGATTGATTTGAGAAGTCTTTTCTGGTGCTTCTTCTCATAAAGATCAAGCGTCTTATCGGCACTCTTAACAGAATCTGCAATGGCTTCTATCATTTCTTACGCTTCTTCCTCTTTTTCTTCTTTTTACTACTACACATTATTTTTTCCTTTTTGGTTTTTTACCCGTTTTATAAGACAGGCCAGTAGACTCTTGGCAAATCCTAATCGCTGATGCCTTTGATTTGCCTTGCTTCATAACTTTACGAACACATCGCGCTACTTTTGTCCCTTTTGGCATAACGTCCCTCCGCTCAATGGATAGTGTAAGGTCCTGAGCCCTTCGAGACGGACCGTTCACCCCTACCCTTGAACGTTCCACGTATTCGAATAGTATGCCGCACCATAGGGCGTAGGTCTAAAGGTGGTCTTGGGCACTTATCATTCCTCATTTCATGCTTGAGTTCTTTCCAACGGTTTCTTTCCAAAAGTTTTAAAAATTCATTTCTTAAAACCCACGTAATGTAATCCTTATCATAATCTGTCCAGGGTGAATAGTATTCCTTCTCATAAAATTCACCAACGTGCATTTGATCCTCCCACGTATAATAATGATCCGTGCTGGTCGTTGATAAGTTCTCCGATCCAGATACCGTTTTAGAAGTATTAGGATTCGCCATCATTGTTCTTCACCCTCCCCCTCTTCTTCACCTTCACCTTCTTCATCCTCTTGAGGAGGCGTCGTCAGGGCTTTCAACGATTGTTCCGCTGCAACCAATGTATACTGTTTAGACATTTCATAATATTCGTCGATCTCTTTATCCACCGCCTCCAGTTGAGAATCATCGTGCGCAGGTAGCATAGAACGTACAACATTCTTCTCAAGCATATTATGAAATTCAGGGCTATGTACCACCGTCTGTGCAGTGAGCACATTTTCAAGTTCTGTGGTTAAGTCTTCAACATCATAAGTACGTTCCCGCTGAATAGTTATATTTTCAAGGTACTCTTCCTGGTCCTGCCATTTCAACCAATAATATAATAGCCGTTCTTCTCCCTTTTCCAAGGAAACTGCCTTCTTAACGAGTGAAGCATTCAATAATTGAAACTCTGTCTTAAGTGCTGCGCCCGATTTAGGGGAGGTTGATATTTCAGTTGCTGCCATGCCTCCTGCATTGGTGGCTCTATAGATTTCTGCTACCTTTCTTTCAATCCATCCCAATATTGCATTGATAGGATCACTGACAGAAGCATTTAGCCAGTCAGGCTTAGATTCCGGTTTATCAGGGTCAAAACCCAAGACAGCCGTCGGACCAACCTCATCCTGAGATGCTGGATGAGTTAAACTTCCATCAGGATTAACCTTTCCTTCCTCGTGTGGCTTCCGCATCATCGGGAAAGCAGCATAGTCAATAACTTCATCTCCCTGAGAGATGTTTCTTAGAATAGAAACATCCAAACGCGCCACTTCATGTATATCACTGACACCTATAGGGACATGCCGACCACGAAAGTTATACAACCAGAAAAACGGAATTTCACCAAGTTGATTAGGACCTGCCTCTACAAGTTTGGCCGCAGCAGACTTATCAATTGTTTTCTGATCTGTCACATCTTCGGGTATCTGCCATACCTCATACTTATCTGGCCACCAGATCCTATAAAAATCCTTCTCATCCAAGAGCTTTAGATATGAAAGAATAGGCCGATTAGTTTCTGGATCTCTATCCCAATCCCAATCTAATATAGCAGGTGGATAATAGACCGAACAGTATGGATAAATCTTTTTATCCAGCTCTTCCTGCCGAGTGACAAGATCGTGTTTGGCCTTATCTACCAATACCCCTACAGCACCATAAATAGAAGCGTATCGCCCTTGCTCAGTGAACCAATCATCAAAAGTATCACCCATAAGGTTACAATCTTCCTCGAACAGTTGCCACGCAGGGTCATCAGCCAATTGATCAAGGTTCCTCTTCACTGGTTCTTTGAACAAGTATAGATTGAACAGATCAACGACACTCTTGCTATAATTGAATCCCGTTGCTTCAGACTTGCGACGCATCCAGTTTGTAACACTTTCTCTCTCATGCCTTGGCAGGTATCCTTGCTCCACCAGCTCTTTTGTACCTTCATAAGCAGATATTAAAAATATCCACTCTGAAATATTATCGGCATAGAGCCAATGCTCGTCTAAGAGATCCTGAACAGTTTTTACTTCGGCCATTGTAATCTCCGATTAGATTTTTTTGAATATATTCAATCCAGCAATAGTGTCGTTGGTTTTATCAGGATTCGTTTCAGTGGTTTTCTTACCAGCGACCTTGGCCATTGCCTTTGTCTCTTCTTTCTCTTCAGCGAGTATTCGCTTTGCTGCTGTAGATGCCTTATTGAAACGGCCCTTATCGGCTTTAATGGTTTCAGCTCTTGCCAAAGTACGGGCATCATCAAACGCTTGCCATTCTGCTTCTGTCATTGGCTGATCTTGATATGCCATGATAAGTTCCTCCTTCTACTGTATCACATCTGGCGCATTACGCACCTTTCGGATTAAACTTTGATAAGTGTTTACAATATTCCTGAGATCGTCTTGAGGGACAGCATCGTAGGCAGTATTCCGTTTCCTCCAAGGATTCCAACGTACTGTTCTGCCAAGGAACTTCTCAACCGCGCTCCGATTCTCATAAAGTGTTTCATATCGGAGCGCAAGCACTGCCCCATTTGCCTTTGCCGCTGATGTCCAGGTATCGAACATCTTCTCATAGTTAAAACAGTCTGTGCGGTAAATATCAGCATGTTCCAATTTACCAAAAAAGCCACAATTACGAGCATGAACATTCCGCCATCTGCGAAACCGAGTTGATATAACAGCGAGCACAGGATCGCCGAACAAGAAAATTGCTAATCCTCCTGCCACCATGTGCCTTGATGTCTTAACACTCCACGGATCCTTAAAACTATTCGGTGGAGCCAAGCCGTGAGTTTTCATTATCGGCAATCGCTCTAATTCAGGCCCTTTAGGAGTTGTGCCGGCAGGGGACATCCCTGCTAAACACCTGAATAGATAAGTCGTTCCGCAACGAGGTATGCCAGCAACTACTACCTCTTTCACTGATATGATTACCTCCTTCCCTATCTAATGTATCCTTGTCTCTTAAATCCTCCGACTATTCCACGTAACTGAGCAGGAGAAGTCTTACCAGCAGCTCCCTTCGCCATCCCCATTGTACCAAGGCCTTTTTTCATACCCATCTTTCCAGTATGGGAAACAAGCACGACACTCCCTCCGAGTCTACCTCTGCCTCCCTTTCCACGAGTAGCTCGAGCGATCTTGATATTCCTTCGCCTCGCAGACTTTTGTTTTGAAGTAATTCTTGCCCTTGTCCTTGCCATAATAAGTCTCCTATATACTCAACTTATACATTATTTAAGACCAAGGAGTTGTGCCAAGATGTTCTCTCTTCTCTCTTTTGGCCGCAGCCCGTTTCGCTTTCCGATGTGCTGCTTGGGCTTTTTTAATGTTCATACGCCTTGCTGATTTCTGCTTCGCTGTAATTCTTGTTACGCCTTTCTTTGCCATGATTGTCTTTGCCATGATAAGTCTCCTACCAGTATGCTGTGGTTGTTGAACTACCACCATAACCAGAATAACCTGCAGTACTATAATAGTAGTAGTGCACAACTTGTGGCCGTGGCGGTGGCTGCCTACGGATAAGTGACAGCGTCTTCATAAGATTACTATAGATCATGTTAATAGTTTGCATCTTCTCCTTGGCACCACCGTGGTCCGGATGGTGATAGTGGGCCAACATGCGATATCCTTTCTTGAACGCCTTCTTAAATCCTTCCAGCTTTTTATTTGCTTCTTCTATAGAAGGATATGTTTTATTCACACATTGAAAAGTCGGTGGAATATCGAAAATATTGTATATGTCCTGTATCGAGTAAGTCTTTTTAAAATAGAACCTATCCATTTCCCTATTTCCAATACCTTTCTTTAGGAGCCAATAATTGCCTGACAGGATATTCATAAGCGATGTAATAGCCAATAGCATCTGTCAAGTGAGTTAACATCTTATCGGACTTATCAATTTCCCCAGTTCCTCCTTCTACTACACGAACACCCTCAAAGTCCTTAACAGTCATTGGGGCATGCTTGGGATCCACTCCCAGAAAGACTTGCCCTACAGTATTCTTAAGACGACTGTTCACGGCATTAACTCTTGCTCGCTCTCGAGGATTTTGCTTAGGAACACGGAAAGATATGCGATCACCAAATTTAGATTTTAATACTTTCTTTACAAGGTCCCAGTCGCTACCCTGAACCTTTGCGCTACCTCCAGCCCCACCAGTAGAATCACCATAACATATCACTGGTCCACGATGGCGTTTCCAATCTTCCCATAACTTATCACAGACCTTTATAGTGTTACTGTTGCGTGGAATATGAACCTCGCCGATAACAGCACTGAACGTTTTTCCAACGAGGTATAAATGCTTCTTGGAGATCTTGATAGGTAGTTCCTGAATAATGGCGGCAACACCAGGACTCTCATTAAAGTCGAAGCAGAAGACGAGAGGTTTTTTACGATCGTAGAATTGCCTGTATGCTCCTTGATTTCTCTTTTCATCAAAATTGTAATATGCTGCCCCACTGAACATAACGAACAGTCCGCCAAACTCCTGTTGGAAGGTCAGTTCGTCAAGATCCAGTTTTGCCTGTTCTATTTCTTCTTCGGGAAGGATATCAGAAGACATCCAATGGAACACTCCCCAATTACCAGTGTCGTCCGCTTGGGCGTTTTTATATAAGTCATAATAGTGGTTACGGCCTTCAGGAACACCAATAAAGTCACAAGAACCATGCCTGTCAGCAAGAGCTGGCCTTACGTGCTCTGGCCAAGTATCAGGCTTCATGTTGCCGATCTCATCCAGAATACCGTGGTCCCAAGGAGATCCTTCAACACGTTCCGGTTTATCCATTCCCAAAACATGGATCTCAGAGCCATTGATAAGTGGAATCATTAGATTAGATTCAGAAGGAGGGCCACCCATTAACCAAGGAGGGGTAAGCATCTTGAGATCTTTCCAATAGATGCGTTTAGCTTGGTCCCTTGTAGGTGCAGCAGCGAAATATCGCCCATCCATATAAGGTGAGCCTTTCAGGGCTTTGAGAACTAATTTCCGCTTACCGAGCAATTCTGTTTTCCCGCTACGTCTGCCAGAAGGTACTACATTAAAACGATAAGGCGATCGCCATAAACTGCTCTGTACAGCATGATAACGCAGCTTATACCATCTGGCTACCAGAGCACGTGCCTTACGTTCCATGCTTGCTGATAAATTCATATCAGTGGCATAATTCTCAGGATCGTATAGTGTTCGAGCAGCAAATGCCATCTACTCTTCTCCGTTAGGACTACTGGGCACCGTTTCTGTTAACGCATCAAGAGCCATTTTAATTTCTAATGCTTTTTGTTGGGGAGTTAATAAGTTCTGTTCTAAAGCTTGGTTGATCTGATAATCCTTATATCGACGTTCCAAGAACCATGCTGCAGCACCCCAATTAGGATGAACAGTCTTTGTGGTCCTTGTCATTGTCGTGCCTTTTGTACCAGTGGAAACGCGAGTTTCTTTAATAACAAACTTTCCCTCGTGCGCTGCCCTGATAACATCTAAGGCATCTTTTTCATGTTGTGCCTGGATACGCTTGATTTTACGAACGAAGCAAGCATGCACTGGAAACTTATTAGGATCTGATAATCCTTTGTCCATCCAGTCCCTATACACGTCAGGCGAAATACCTGCAAGCTCTGTCGCTCTGTTAATAGGCATTCGCGCTCCAAGTGCCTCGTAAATAATCTTTCTGGCGAGACGTGTGAACGTAGCATTCCTCTTTCGCTTTTTATCTTGCGGTCGACGGGATATACTCTTGTTATATTTTCGGGGACTTGGCATCACTCCCTCTGTTAGAAAATAAGCCATCCAGGCACATAACCATTTACCGTGTTCATACACGGATTTCCAAGAGGCTATATGATAAGTTGAACAGACTATATAAACAAGGATAATTTACACATACAGGATGTTCCGGATGTGTCCGGTCACATCGGCATGGGATTAACGTCAAACTATAGGCCGTGGCCGTGGGGGAAGGTGGCGCGAGTTCATCCTAAAAAACCCATCCCTCTGTACCACCACCACGCACGCAGCCCTTCACCCGTAACCGTGCAACACGTAACGCAACGCTTTTCACCCCTTTAGCGTTTGCGCTTTTTTTTAACCTATAGCCCTTTTACGGCCCTATCCCGACTGTTCATTCTGGATCCTCTCAGGACTGTTCACATCCTTATTTTAGCGACTAAACGATAAGTAGGGCAGCGGCATTTCGGAAGGCTTTTTAACCGTTTTTAGGGCTTTTTTAGCCCTAAATGGGGAAGGGCTGAGTTTGATTTTTTAGTTTGATTTACTTAGATTTAATCGTGAAAACAGCTATCTTATAGCTAAAATATAGCTAAAAAAGGACTTTTTTTGGCATTTTAGGTTTTCGGGCATTTTATATCGGTCCAGAGAGGACGAAAAACGGCCTACATGCGCTTTTTTAGGTATAGAAGGGGTAAAAATAGGCGTTTTCGGGCCTTTTTTCCTTCTGGAGGATTCTGGAGGCCCTTTTTAGCCTTTAAAATGCCCTCAGGTCCTTGTTTTTTGTGTAAAAATGTCGATAATGTATACAGGGAGTCGGGCTCCAGCGACTCCCTCCCTTGGGTTCCTAAGGATAACGGGCTGGGCGGTCAAGGGAAAACAAAAACCTCTGGATTTGTTATCCTTCTCATAAGGTTTTAAGATAGCGTTTTTAACCGTTGAATAGCTTAGTTTTATCCCACCCGATTTTCCCTCCGGTATGGTTTTGTCCCTGCCGTGCAAAAAATAGGGCTCCTTCCTAAAACGGTTTTTCACTATAAAAACTTATCGAATTTTACGAAAACCAGAAAGGATTAGCCATGGATAAAACCGTGGACCGCGTCTGGCATGGGACGCGAGGCCTTTCCCGATAAAGCATGTGGTAAAGTGAGCCATCAGTTCTAAATCCCCACAACATCTTAGTCCAACCGCGCACGGGTTTGGATGCCAGAAAACCGCAACAGAGAATCCCGTTGGAATTTTGGGAAGAACCGATCCGAATTTCAGTAGGATCGCAGGCTGATGCATTAATCCTCCGATAAATCCTCCTATAAGCCGAAACTGTTACCCTTCGGGGTAACAGTCCGTGAGCCGTGACGGGTTCACGCCGATGAGGCAGTCTAATATTAATTTATTTTAAGGAGGGATTTACGATGGAAAAAACAATTGAACAGTTAAGCAAAGATTGGGGTTCTATTAGGGAATCTGGCAAGCGCATAGCAGCTATGGTGCGTGACATTCGACATTCTACTCCACGATTTAAGGATATGATGTTCAAGCCCTTTAGCGAAGAGGACTGGGAATGTTATGCTGGCTGTGAAAGCGAAAGCCCGATGATTGGCGAAGCCGTTCTGTTCACCACTTATAACATTTATGATATTGTTATTATTATAGATGATAAAACAGTGGAAATGGACTTAATAGACCGCTATGACGACGAGAAGGTCTTTGTCTATTTAAAAGAATTTGAGAAGCGAGAAGACTTGCTTGTCTGGATGCTGTTCCTTCCCTACAAACTCCATCCAAAACATCTTGAAGGATTTGTATGCTGTGATGACCTTGGGAGTGTCAGAACAGCGGAACCATTTGTTTATGAGAACAAATCATAAGAGCCGAAACGGGGATCGCTAAGATCCCCGTCCAGTACGGATTGACCGCCGTACTGCCGATGAGGCAGGTCAAAATATTTTAAGGAGGAAACTTATCATGAAAACTATGACAGCAGAAAGAACATTAAAGGAAGTGGAAAAGGCAATTTTCAGGCTCGAAAATATTGAGAAGAAATTTGCCGATAGCGATGAGAAGATTATGCAACATATTAATCTTCGTACCCAAAGGATGACTAATCCATATAAATTGGGTATCTGGCACACAATCCTAAAGAACAGAGGTTACACTGTTCACTAAATGCCGAAACAGGGGCTTCGGTCCCTGTCCGCATGAGATGAGCTCCATGCGCCGATGAGGTGGCTCAAAATCGATTTATCACAAGGAGGGATTTATTATGGCAACAAAAATGTTTATGCACAGATTTATAGTTGAAGGCAGCGGTATATTTCCTGTGGATATGTTGCGGTATAACAGTTGTTGGCCAACTTATTCAGAGGACGTTTTCGCAATTATGATGGATCATACGGATCCTGAATATTTGGAGCCAAGAAAAGCGACTATATCCGCTATTGCCAGCAAAGGATGGAAACCAACTGAAGGGCGATGGGCTTCTTTTGGCTGGCGTGTCATTGATCACAAAGTGAGAAGTTGTATCAACGATTAAAGGAGTTTAGCTATGAACACTGCAGAAGCGAATGTTAAGTTCTGGGAAGAAAAGCGTGCCTTTTGTGCTAAAAAGGTTGAACAGTCAAAATCTAAGGCTGCTGTGGTACGCTGGGCCCGACGTTGCAAAGACGCCGATGCGAATGTGCGTTTCTGGAAACGCAGGGCTGAGGATAACAATTAAACGCCGAAACTATTCACCTCCGGGTGAATAGTCCACGTGGGATTACCTCCACGTGCTGATGAGGCAGGTTCCTCATTTGAAAGGAGGAGTACCATGGGAAAACGGGTATGGGTAGCAAAAGTTCTGGGAATTGACGACGATAAGAACGCAGTGACCAGAGTAATTGCAAAACGGTTTAATCCCCTGTCAACCGAAGAGGAATTAAAATTCCTTGAGGCAGGGTATTATATCTTTACCGACGACCTCCTCCAGGAACTTGTTGAACACTATAATCTGCATTATGGTGCTCAAGGAGTATTCCAGCGTACTGGCCCGGATAATCGCAAGGGATGGCTGACCTTCGATTATGTAAGACCTAAAAAATAACAGCCCATTTGCGTTCCAGTAGTAGTTATCGTCCTACTGGAACGCATCATAAACAAGGAGGGAATTATGGGGATCCAATTGAAACTTGTCGAAAGAAAACAATGGGGCGAGTATGAAGTTCGATGGATCGAAGATGGAAAAGTTATCGAAGATAAATCGTACTTCACTGATGACAAGGATGATGCCGTAGAAACAATGGCAATCATGAAGAAAAGCATTAACATGCGGCCAAGCCCAAAATCATCAATGGAAAAAACCAACATGGTAGACGGAATTATTAACCGTCTCGCCGAGGACAATGTTTATGGTTGGGACCATGAGTACTGGAAAACTCTAAAACGGAATCTTGGTAAACTAAATGGCGCAACATTAGAAGCCCTTCATATGGTTACGTTCTATGGGCTTCGATCTTAAAGGAGGGGAAGTCATGTTAGGTATAATTTTGCTATTTTGTCTGGGATGTTTTTTAGGTTACGTTATAATTAAACGTGCAATTTTCGGGTATGTTTAATCGCCGAAACGACCGCCAATGGCGGTCGTCCACCACAGGTGGTGCTGTGGTGCTGAAGATGGTAGCCAAACAATTTATTAAGGAGGGATTATTATGGGAAAGAACATTAGACAACAAACGGATATTTGGGTAATCAAAGAAGATGGAGAAATCCTGGGAGTATTCACAAGCAAAATGAAGGCTATCGATGCCTTCGATCTATGGTTCGTCAAAATGACGAGGCCAGAACTTACAATCTTCCCGCCACTGGATAAGATCAAACCTTTCGACCAAAAAGAAGAAACGATTTTTGTAACATATAAGGGAAAACAGCATAACTTATACGTCGGGAAAATCAGCCTGAACAATAGTGTTGCTATGGCCTTGAAAGTATTAGGAACCATCGCGTTCAAAGACGAAAAACTGTAAAAACTGTTATAATAAGTATAGCCGAAACGGTGCCCTTGGGCACCGTCTGCCTCGTGTGACGGCGAGGTACTGATGATGGCAGTCACAAACTATTTAGATTTAAAGGAGGAAAGCGTTATGGGTATTAACCTGACAACTCAACTCATTGGACAGATTGTTGATTATTGCCAACCAACTTTTATCAGTTACGCAAAAAGTTATCTTAAGAAAATCAAAGATGGCTTTATAGCGGATGGTAGGCATGTGGACAGTCCAAGCATCCCTTCGTACCTGTTGGCTCAAAACCTTGATCCACTTATCGTTAAGGGATTCATGCTTCTTGCTCTGGAAGAAGCACAGGTCACGAATTATGTAGTTGTTACGCCTATTCTTAAGGCATGGTTCCAGCTATATAGGATGCCTGAAATCCACATTAACAATATGTTCGCGTAAGCCGAAACGGGGACTTTGGTCCCCGTCCATCGCAGGTGGCTCTGCGATGCTG